TAGTTTCGCTTTTTGTCGCGCGAATCTTCAAGTGAATCAGGCAAGTGGGAAACGTCGCGTGTTGAAGTAGCGCGAGGACCGATGCTTGCCGCGCGTGATCCAAAAGTGCACACGGTCACGGTCATGTGTTCAACGCAGCTTTTGAAAACGGAGCTGATCAATAATTTGGTTGGCTACTTTGTGCACCTAGATCCGTGTCCCATTCTTGTGATGCAGCCCACCGAAAAGTTGGCCAAGGCGTGGAGTCAAGATCGCTTGGAAAAGATGGTGCGTGATACCCCGGTTTTGGCCGAGCAATTTTCCACCAAAAAATCCCGCGACGCGTCCAACACGATTTTTCATAAAGAGTTTCCGGGGGGCGCCATCACAATGGTGGGTGCCAATACTCCGAGCGATCTTGCGATGCGTCCTATTCGAGTTTTGCTTTGCGATGAGGTGGACAAATATCCGGCGAGTGCGGGCAAAGAAGGCGACCCGATTAAATTGGTGAGTGAGCGCACAACGACTTTTTGGAATTCGCTCAAGGTGCACGTGTGCTCGCCCACCATTGAGGGGCGCTCGCGCATTGCCAGTGAGTATGAGCAAAGCGATCAAAGAGTGTATGAGGTGCCGTGCCCGCATTGCAAAGTTCTTCAAGAGCCGACATGGAAACAGGTGAAGTGGGAAAATGAAGATCCCGAAACGGCGGCTATATATTGCCAAGAGTGCGGGGAAGCGTGGAGCGAGCCTGATCGGTTGCGTGCAATTCAAAAAGGAAAGTGGCGGGCTACTGCACCATTTAAAGGCCACGCGGGTTTTCGCGTTGGAAAGTTATGCAGCCCTTGGGAACCGGTGTCAAAAATTGCTGAAAAATTTTTGGCCGCTCGCAAAGACCCGGAAAAGCTGAAAGTTTTTGTTAACACGCAGCTTGCGGAGACTTGGAAGGAAAAAGGCGACGCGCCCGAGTGGGAGAGAATTTATGAACGGCGCGAGCCCTATAAAGTTGGCACAGTGCCCAAAGGCGTTGTGTTCTTGACCGCGGGCGTCGACGTGCAAGAGAATCGCATTGAAGCTGAAGTGGTGGGGTGGGGTCGAGACAAGCAAAGTTGGAGCATTCAGCATTTTGTTTTTGAGGGCTCGACTGCCAGTGATGGCGAAGGCATGGCCGGGGAAGTTTGGAAAAAATTAGATTCGCTCATGAATGATAGTTGGGAAGGCGAAGAGGGCCACTCTTTTTCTATTCAAGTTATGGCCATTGACTCGGGCTTTCGCACTCAGACCGTCTACAATTGGGCGCGCAGATATCCGATCAACCGCGTGATCGCGATCAAAGGGAGTGACCGTTTGCCCATTCTCATGAATTCGGGAGCGTCGGTTGACGTGAAAAAGGGCCGACAAATCACGCGCCGCGCCTTTAAAGTTTTCACCGTAGGGGTCGGAATTCTCAAAACGGAGCTTTACGGGTGGCTCAGATTGCCCCGTCCGGTTGGGGGCGAGACTTATCCGCCCGGATATTGCCACTTCCCGGAATATGACGCGGAGTATTTTAGACAACTCACTGCGGAAACTCTCGTTAAAAAGGTCATTAATGGGCACGGCGTCTTCCACTGGGAAAAATCACGGGAGCGAAACGAGGCGCTCGACATGCGAATTTATGCCCGGGCTGCTGCGAGTTTTTTCGGATTAGACCGTTTCAGAGATCACCACTGGGATCAAATCGCCGTTTCGCTTCCGCAAAAGAGTGCTAATGTAGGATTAAACCAACCGCAAAGACCTACAATAAAACGTAGGGCGAGCGAATTTCTTTGAAAAAGATTCGCGGAAGTTGGCAAAAGGTTTCGCATCGGGGGACAAATGGCCACAAGTTGGACGCTTGCAGACGTTGAGCAATTAAGATCCGCTATCGCGCAAGGCGTCAAGCGGGTTGAATATCAGGACAAGGCTGTGACCTATCACAGCTTGGATGAAATGATGCGTGCCCTTCGGATGATGGAAGAGGCTTTGGGACTAAAAAAGAAGAGTGCTCGACTTTTTGCTGAGCACGACAAGGGGCTTTGCTGAATGAATGCGTGGGACAAGGTAGTTTCGTTTTTTTCTGCCAAAGAAGAATTCAAGCGCACACGCTTTCGCGCTGCGGCGGATCTCGTCAGAAAATATGAGGCGGCTTCCGGCGGACGGCGCACCAAAAATTGGAAAGCGTCATCATCGAGCGCCAACACTGAAATTGGCGGCTCGCTCGGAGTGCTTCGGGATCGCTCGCGCCAACTTGTCCGCGACAACCCCTATGCCACAAAAGGGATTCAAGTCATCACTTCTAACGTGGTCGGGTGGGGTGTGCTTTCGCAAGTTAAAGTTGACCCCGCGCAGAGCAATACAAGCGGACAAAATAAGCAAGCTTCAAAACGGGAAAAAGAATTGGCCGCTCTTTGGAGATCGTGGAGTGAATCCACTGCGATTGATTTTGACGGGCGCAATAATTTTGCAGGCATCCAACGCATTGTCATGCGCACGATTGTTGAGGGTGGCGAGGTTTTGATTAGGCGTCGCCGCACGACGCAGCGCACGGTTGTTGGAAAAGACGGGATTGAGGTGGAAGTCCCGCCCATCCAATTGCAGGTTTTGGAAGGTGACTTTTTGGATCTCACCGGCGCGTACGGAACGGACGTGCCTACGGGCAACACGGTTTTGCAAGGCGTTGAATTTGATGCGCAGGGGCGCCGCGTAGCCTATCATTTATTTGAAGAGCATCCCGGCAACTCTTTCCCCGGCATGACATCAACGCTCCGCAGCCGTTTCAAAACAGTACGGGTTTTGGCCGAAGACGTGCTGCATGTTTTTCGGATGGACCGGGCCGGGCAAATTCGCGGTGTGCCATGGCTTGCCCCGGTGATGCTGCGCCTCAAAGATTTTGATGAGTATGAAGACGCACAACTTGTCCGACAAAAAATCGCGGCGTGCTTTTCTGTTTTTGTCAAAGACATTGACGGCGTCGACGCGGGGTTGAGTGCTGATCAGCAATCCGAGCTTGGTGAAAAGGTGCAGCCCGGAATCATCGAAATTTTGCCGCCCGGAAAGGATGTCACTTTTGCGTCTCCGCCCGGGGTTGAGGGTTATGGGGAGTACGCCAGTAGCGTGTTGCACGCAATTTCTGCGGGGCTTGGCGTCACGTATGAATCTCTCACAGGCGACTATTCACAAACTAACTATTCCAGCGGACGCATGGGATTTTTAGACATGAGCCGAAACGTCGAAGAGTGGCGTGAAAACATCATTATGAGCCAATTTGTAAATCCAGTTTTTGGTTGGTTTTTGAATGGTGCGTCACTTTTGGGTTACGACACTACCCGCGTCCGGGCGCAACACACGCCGCCAAAGCGTGAAATGGTAGACCCACAAAAAGAAGTCGCGGCGATGAAAGACGGCGTCCGCTCGGGTTTTATGTCGCTTTTTGAAGCAATTCGGCAAAACGGGGAAGATCCGGAGCAAGTGCTTGATGAGATCGAGCGTAGCAACCAAGCTTTGGACAAGCGCAAATTGGTGCTCGACGTGGACCCTAGAAATGATGCAAAACGGGTAGCAACGCAGCCGCAGCCAAATCAAAATCAAACTCAGAATTGACGCGAGCTGATTTTTAGATGAGTATTGGGGCAAGGGGACACAATGGGCGACAAGCTAAAATCTTCTTTTGTTGATTTGCCAATGGTCATGCGCTCGGCGCAACTAGGCACATACGACGAAAAAAAGCGCACAGCGGAAATGGTTTTTTCCACTGGGGCGCGTGTGCAGCGTTGGGATTGGGAGTATGGCGCTTTCATTGAAGAGTTGTCTCTTGATCCGGCCCATGTCCGAATGGACCGGATTAAACAGGGCGCCGCACCATTTTTGAAAGATCATCGCGGTGGCACTATCGACAACGTGTTGGGTCGGATTCTTTCGGCGACCGTTGACGGCAAAGAAGGAAAAGCGACTGTGCTTTTCAGTTCACGTGAGGACGTGCAGCCGATTGTCCAAGACATTGCGGAAGGCATTCTGCCGAATGTGAGCGTAGGATATCAAGTTTATAGATTTGAAAAAGTTGGAGAAGAAAACGGTGTCCCCGTACTCCGCGCCACCGATTGGGAGCCATTCGAGATCTCTTCGGTTGCGATCAACGCCGATGCACCGGCACAATTTCGGAGTGCCGAGTCAGGCTCCGAAAGAGTTTTTCGGTGCGAGGTTAGGGGATTTGCTGAAACGGAAAAAACAAATTCAGAAGAAGATCCCGAAAAAACAGTTGTGCGGGAAGAATCTTTGACTGAAGATCAAACCACGGGAGATATTGAAGCCATGAATGAAGCGGAAAGAAAAGCAGCGGAAGATTTGAAGTTGCGTGAAGCGGAAGCAAAGCGCATCGCCGATGAAGCTCGCGCCGAAGGTGCACGGGTTGAGCGTGAGCGTCAGGTGGAAATCCGCCGGGCCGTCCGCGCTGCGGGTCTGGAAGAGAGTTTTGCGGAAGAAATGATCAAGGACGGCGCTGTGACGGTTGACGTTGCACGCGGTCGCGTCATTGACAAGCTTGCCGCTCGCGATGCTGAAAAGCCAACGCGCTCCGTGCACGTTGAAGCCGGATCTCAGGACGAAACACTGACACGCCGTGAATCAGTTCAGGAAGCAATTCTTCACCGCGCAATGCCAGAAAAATACAAGCTCACTGAAAAGGGCCGCGAGTTTGCTGGAATGCGTTTGATGGAAATGGCTCGCGAAGTACTTCGCCGCCAAGGCATCAAAACCGGACACATGGGACCAAACGAGTTGGCGGGCCGTGCATTGCATAGCACTTCCGATTTCCCTCACGTCTTGGCTGATATCGTCAACAAAACTCTGCGCGACGCATTCGTTGCGGCTCCGCAGACTTTTGACCCAATCGTGAAACGCGTTCAGAATCCGGATTTTAAACAAATCTCCCGCGTGCAGCTCGGCATGGGATCTTCCCTTTCGGAAATCCTTGAAGCTGGTGAAATCACCTACGGTACGGTTGGCGAATCTTCCGAAAAGTATTTCTTGAAAGAATACGCGAAGGGTCTTTCGATCACTCGCCGCATTCTGATCAACGATGATTTGGAAGCTTTCACACGCATTCCTGCACAAATGGGCGCTAAGGCGAAATCCTTGGAAAGCGATCTCGTTTGGGCAGTCATCACTGCCAACGCAGCGATGGCGGACAGCGTTGCTCTTTTTGCCTCGGGCCACGGCAACTTGGCTGCATCGGGATCGGTGATTTCTATCGCCTCTCTCGCAGCCGGTCGCGCCGCAGTTCGGGCACAAAAGGAAATGGACGGCGAGCCTCTCAACTTGCCAGTTAGCTATTTGATTGTCCCAACTGAATTGGAAACAATCGCGGAGCAATTCATTTCTCAGGTGCAGGCTAACGTGCAAAGCGCAAACAACCCATTCGCGCAAGGCGGACGTACTCCGCTCGGCTTGATTGTTGAACCTCGCTTGTCGGCTGCTTCGGCAACGGCATGGTATATGGCTTCAAGCAAAGCTCTTGTGGATCTTTTGGAATTGGCAACCCTCTCGGGAAGCACTGAGCCAGAAGTTGCGATGGAAGAAGGCTTTGACACCCTCGGCATGAAATTCCGTGTTGTCCACTCTGTGGGCACCAAGGCAATCGATTGGCGCGGTCTGTATAAGAATCCGGGCGCCTAATAATTGAATCGGTTTCGGGGAAGCCTTCGGGTTTCCCCGATTTAAATTTCAAAAAGGAGATTAGAGAATGAAAAATTATGTGCAAGAGGGCGAAATCCTCACAGTTTTGGCGCCCTATGCGGTTGTCAGTGGCGAAGCGTTTCGCCTTGGAAGCCTTTTTTTGGTTGCATTGAAAGCCGCTGGAAGCGGTGAATCCGTGGCCGCAGCCCGTATGGGTGTGTTTACTCTTCCAAAATTGAGCACCGATGCTAACGCAGTTGGCGAAAAGCTCAACTGGGACGCAACCAACAAGTATCTC